GAAGCTGCTGAGGAAGAGTCTGATGACGAGGGCGACAAAGAGCCTGATGGCGACAAAGATGACATGAAGTCTGACGATAAGGACGACAAGAAGGCTCCTCCTTTCGAAAAGAAAGACAAGAAGGATGACAAGAAAGACAAGGGCGACGACGAGTAATTCGCCGTTTGAATAGGAGTCTTTACCATGTCAGCAATTCTACTCGTTGAAGAACTAAACCCGTCGGAAGCACGGGTTGTTAGTGAATCGTCAACAGACGGTAAGTCTATGTGGCTTAATGGCATCTGCATGCAGGGCGCCATTAAGAACCGCAATGGTCGTAATTATCCAACCTCGGAAATCTCCGAAGCTGTTCGTGTTGCTATGGCACGAATCAAGGAAAATAATGGCATTTTTGGCGAACTTGATCACCCACAGTCATTGAACATCAATAGTGATCGCATTTCACATGCAATTACAGAGATGTGGATGAATGGAAACAACGCATTTGGCAAGGCTAAGTTGCTTAATACTCCAATGGGGTTGATTGCACAGGAACTGTTGAAGAGTGGTGTAAAGATTGGGGTATCAAGTCGTGGTGCAGGTAATGTCAACGAAAGTGGTGATGTCAATGGATTCCAATTCATTACGTACGACATTGTTGTTACACCAAGCGCCCCAAATGCATATCCAGGAATGATGTATGAGTCGATTGAACAAGCAAAGAACGGTGGAAAGATTCTGACATTGGCTGAACAGCTTCGTCAAGATCCAGCCGCTCAAAAGTACTTCAAAAAAGAGATTATGAAGTTTCTTGAAGCAGGCTTGTTCGCAAAGAAGTAACAAAATCCGGAATTTTCCGGTCCCACAAAAACCCGCAGGAATACGCGGGTTTTTTAATGAGTACGGGCACGTTTTTGAAACAAATTTGACCGGCACCATAAATAAAATACACAAGAATCACGAGTGTGACTTGTCAAGGAGACATAAATGGACGAACTGCTAAAGAAACTACTTGCCGCGGAAGTACTGACCGAGGAAACGAAGCAAGAGCTAGAAGCAGCTTTCAAGGGACAGCTTACAGAAGCTTTCGAGAAGGCACGCGCAGAGGCTCAAGCGACAGTTACTGCTGAACTGAATGAAGCTTGGTTGACTGAACGTGATACTCTGATTGAAGCACTTGACGCAAAGGTCACAGAAGCTCTGACAGAAGAACTGTCGGAACTGCGTACTGATATCGAACGTTTCCGCGACCTTGAAGCAGAATATGCTGTCAAGCTCGTTGAAGCAAAGGGTGAAATGGCTGTAACGTTGAAGAAAGACGTTGGCCAGTTGATTGAAAAGCTTGACAACTTCCTCGAAATTCGCCTGTCGGCAGAAATCGAAGAACTCCGCGAAGACATCACGGAAGTCAAGAAGAACGAATTTGGCAAGAAGGTGTTTGAATCGTTTGTTGCAGAATTCAAGAAGCACTATGCTGGTGACGACTCCGTCGAAGCAAAGCTGACTGAAACTGAACAACGTCTTGCAGACGCGCTTGCAACTCTTGAAGAGTCGGAAAAGAAGGCTGCAAAGCTGGAACGCTCGATCAAGATGGAAAAAGTTTTGGCACCTCTCTCGGGCCGCACGAGAGAAGTCATGGAAGCAATCCTAAAGAATGTGGATACCCCACTGATGGAAGATGCTTACAAGACCTACGTAGGTAGAGTGCTCAAAGAAACAGCTGAAAAGGCTGTGACCTCAGAGAAGGAAGAAAAAGTACTAGCTGAAGGTGAGAAGAAAGAAGTGCGCGGCGTTGTAAAGAGTGGCGACAACAAAGCCCAGCAAGAAGAAGAAGTAGTCTTCGAAGCTGCGGAACAAAAACAGCCAACAATTTCTGACGCTGATAAGCAACGGTACCGTCGTCTTGCGGGCCTTGTCTAATTCTAACCGCTAGTAAAAGCAAACAACATCTCAAGGAGAGATAAACATGAATGAACTATTTGAAAACTGGTCCGAAGTTAAGGACGCCCTGCTCGAAGGTCTTGATTCTTCTAAGAAGCAAATCGTCGGCACGCTGCTGGAAAACCAGAAGCAACACATCCTGGCAGAAACTGCAGCCGCAGGTGCTGTAGCAGCAAACGACATCGCAGGTTTCCGCAAGATCCTGATCCCGATGATTCGCCGTATCATCCCAGGTACAATCGCAACTGAAATCGTTGGTGTTCAGCCAATGCAAGGTCCAGTTGGTCTCGTTTACACGATGCGTTACAAGTACGGTGAAGGCGTTGCAGTACCTGCTGCTGGCCAAGCTGGTAACCCATGGACAGCAAACGGTTCCGATGGTACGATTGCAGCTAACGCCGAAATGTTCGGTAACAACCCAGTTCTGCGTCAGTTCTACTCTGGCGCTGCTGGTGCTTCTGTTGGTGACGGTGGTGCAGCTCAACCTGCAGGTGCTTCTGGCATCACAAATGCAGCAGCTGACGAAGCTGACATCCAAGGTAACGCATCACGTGGTGCATGGCCTTCAAGCTTGCCAGCAACAAACACTTCGCTGTTTGGTCCATATCCTTCATCGGGTGTTGACGCAATCGGTCAGAAGTATGCTGGTCGTCTGTACGGTGGTTCAGGTTCCTTCATTGAAGGTTCCGGCGGTCGTTCAGTAAAGCTGGAAGTTGTGTCGCAAGCTGTTGAAGCTTCAACACGTAAGCTGCAAGCTGGTTGGACAGTCGAAGCTATGCAAGACTTGAAGAGCCAGCACGGTCTCGACCTTGAGTCGGAACTGTCGCAAGTTGTTTCAGCAGAAATTGTGCAAGAAATCGACAGCGAAATCCTGTCTGACCTGATCGCTTTGGCGGGCACGGTTGGTACATACGACTACGCAACGATCGGTCTGGGACCACAGTACCAGCCAGCATACCTCGGCGATCGTTTCGCTAACCTGGGTATTGTGATCAACGCAGTCGCAAACGAAATCGCACGTAAGACACGTCGTGGTGCAGCCAACTTCATCGTTGTTTCACCAATGGTTGTGTCGATCCTGCAATCGGCAGCTAAGTCGGTGTTCGCACCTGCTGTTGCTGGTTCGTTCAAGGGTCCAAACAACACGATGTTGGTTGGTACACTGAACGGTTCGATCAAGGTTTACTCGTACCTGTGGAACCAAGTCTCTGGCTTGGGTGCAGCAGTTAACGACGTGATCCTGGTTGGATACAAGGGTGGCAACGGTGAAACGGATACTGGATACTTCTACTGCCCATACATCCCCCTGATGTCAAGCGGTGTTGTTATCAACCCAGTAACGTTCCAACCAGTCGTTTCGATGATGACACGTTACGGCAAGACAGCGTTCACGCAGTCGGAAACGTCGCTCGGAAACAGCGCGGATTACTACGGAAAGATTAACGTTGCGAACTTCCAGTTTGCATAAGTTTCTCCTATCGGAAGAATCAAAAGGCCACTTCGGTGGCCTTTTTCTTTGTATTGGTGTATACGTCAGTCGTTTTTGAACTTACTCTCCTTATAACAATAAATATCCCATATAACAACTGCGTAAAGGCGAGTTCACTAAAATGCAAAAACTGACATTCAAACAATATGTGGAGAGTAAGGACCAACTGCTGCGTGCAATTGAGAACGTTCCTACTTCCGTTATTGAATATGAGGTTAAGAAGTACTGCTCGCTACCTGTTGGAGAAACCGAAGATGAGAAGTCACTAATCGGGCTTAAACCAAAGAACAAGGTAATTGTCGAATGGAAATACGACAATCCTAACCAACCAACGCCAGAATCAATACGTACTGTTGGTCCTCATGATATTCACGAGGATGAAAAGTTCGCAACATTTTGGTCAGGTGTTAAATTAGCAAAATGGCTTGCAAGACATGCCAACAGGGGAGAACAAAATGGCCACAAAGTTTAATATGATTCAGCAGGCAACAAAGTTGCACAAGACAAATCTACAAGAATCACAAGCAATTGTGGCATACATGGCTGTTGTAGCTGAACAACAGCAAATTACTACGGAAGTTCTTGCAGAAAGTGTAACAAGTTTGCTCGCAAACATCGCTGTTACTGTGCAGGAAGGTAAGCCAATTAAGCTAATGCACCTCAATTCTGTTGCAGCGTTCATGGCAGGTGTTGACGCGATGGCCGACGCGCTCCCTAATTCACAAGACGAAGAAAAGAAGCAGAATACTCTGCGTGTGCTTGCTGTTGCTGGATTGGGCGCTGACGGGTTTGTCAATATGGCAACGATGCCAATTGTTAACCTTGGTGCTCGTAAGGAAGATCTGAAAGCAAAGTACATGACTCTTATTCAAGACTATATGGCTTCTCAACAGAGTGGAAAGCCTAATGGAACTGCACTAATGGCTGCAACCCGTCAACTTCAATTTGCTGTTGATCGTGCAATGCGTGGTGCCTCTTCACCTCGTCCAATTGCAGCCGCGGGTCCTTCACGTACAGGTTCATCACCGTCGCATATGTAACTCACCACTGTTGTTATCAAAAAAGGTCACTCGTTGACCTTTTTTTGTTTCTGGAATATAGTGCGCCCCACTGATACAAATTAGGGGCAGTTAATGACCACACCTGTACAACAATTCGATTTTACGCGATCGTACTTGGATTACGCACTTGCTTCGGCAGATTCGTTTGAATACAAGATGGGGCTATTGGAGCAGATTGAATCAACGATCGAAATAATGTACCAAGTTGGAGCTACGACAATTAAGCCCATTTATTTGATGACTGACGATGACCTTGTACACTAACCCAGGAGTACCGTAATATGCTGACAGAACATTTCATTCCCGCAGAATTAGCTCAACTCAAAGAAGGCATTCGACGATATATCCGATTGATGGGGCTGATTTACGATCCAAATCCACTGGTGTGGAACAAGTGGTTTACTGACGAAGGTGATGTTAAAGCCGCTTTGCGTTCTGTGGCTGATGCAATGAAGGGAACTGAACCAATGATTGGTAAGCGCAAGTACCAAGGCGTTGACTACAATGCTCCTCGTGAAGTCAACAAGCTGCTAACTACGTACTTGACGTCTGGCAAAGATAGTAGCGAATCAGCCCTGCTTAAAAAGCGGAATTTACCAATGTTCTTGCTGGTCATTGAACCGACGATCGCATTGTTTTACAAGTTCGATCACCCTACGATGATTGCGAATGCAGATGCGGTAGTTGAGGATGTGTGCAATTTGGTGGATCAATGCACGGATTACGGTACGTATGACGATGCGCTTGTTGCACAGCATCAGGTATACGCACTGATTCACGAGCGTGAAGCTGAACGTAAGGCAATTGCGGCGGCAAAAAGTCGTCGCAAGAAGTCACGCGACCCTGTTGCAGAACTGATGGCATCACTTGGGCTAAACACCGAAGATGATCAACAGGATGAACACGATGAATTGACGTACGCGTAACAGCAAATCGCCAGCGCTTCCCGAAAATAGTGCCTGAGGCACTATTTTCGTCTCTGACAGATAAATATGCTCAACTGAGGAAAAAGTATGAGCACATTTGATATTGTCACTGACGCACCTGGATTGCTTCGCGCCGAATCGATCAACATTACGTTGAAATTCGATAGGACAGGGCCAACAACTGGTCGTGTTAGTTGGAATATCCCAACACCAGCAGCTGGTTGCACGGCAGAGACACAAGCATACTGTGGTCTGGTTGTTACTTTGGATACAAAGGCAGCGGCCGCAGGAAAGAGTCCTGTAAACGGAACAGTGTATAGCTCCGATCCAACCGCTGATTCAAACTTGTTTGCTGGCGATTTGATTGCTACTGCAATGGTAATCGGTGCGTTTTACCAAGACAAGACCACAACATACTTTGATATCACAGGACTAAAAGCAAATACGCCGTACTTTGTGTCAGGATATCCAACTGATTGCCAGTTGCGCTATTTTGCACCGGGTGTTCATGCATATTCAACAGACTATGTCAATCGCGGATCTGATGGAACACACGGCACACAGGTAGTAGTTCTTAACTCCTCTGCGTCAGCAATGGGTGTTCAACCTACTGACTCAACTGGTCTTCTTGCTGCTACACCGTATGATTTGATTGTTCAACTTGGTGTATTGCCAAAGCCAAACAAACCAGTTGATTCGGTTGATTGCAACCCATCAGCTCCGATCTATACACTGACAATTGACGGGTCAACTGCGTCAACATACGAAGAACTTGTTGCTGCTCTCAACCAACAATTCGCTCTGTTATCAGGTGGACCAATAGGCCCAACAGCTCCTAACACTGGAACCTACTATTGGAACGCCTCACAGAAAAAGTTGTTCTTGTGGAATGGATCAGCACACGTAGAAGTACCAGTTATCTACAATGCGACAGATCCAACGCTTGCACCAATTGGTGCATATTGGCTAAACACAACAACGAACGTTCTGTCGATTTGGGACGGATTGGTGTGGACTGCTGTAATTGTAATTGATCACTCTGTCAACCCAGCGCTCCCACCCGCAGATACTTCATACTGGTTCAACGGCACGACTGCGTTCCTTTGGAACGGTACTACATGGTGCCAAGTATCAACAACCGTACAGGCTGCTGATCCATCTTTGGCAATCAATCCTCCTGATGGTTCGTTCTGGTATAATCCAACAGCGGAAACTCTGTACAAGTGGAATAGTTCGCTTGATATGTGGGGGGTGACGACAGCTGTTCAATCGCTCACAAATCCAAATGCCTTGGTAACCGGTACGTTTTGGCTGGAAGAAACATCAAATATCCTGCGTAAGTTTAATTCTCCAAATCCAGGATTCACAGGAAATGAACAGGAAAATGTTTCGTTCTCGGAAATAGCACCAGCTCTGCCAGCACCAGGTAAGTTGTGGTACAATCCAACAACAATGGAGTTGTTTGAGCGTAATTCGCTAAACACACTATGGGTCCAGCAAGACGTGATTGTCTTCCCATTTGATCCTACCGTACGAGCAACGTGTGATGTATGGTGGGATACTACAAATGATCTGTTGAAAGTTTGGAACATATTGACATCAACGTGGGTGACAGTAGCACATTTCTTCCAGCAAACAATCGATCCAGCTGTCGCCCCTGTTATGGTGGAAGGCGCAACGTGGTATGATACTGACACCGGTGTCCTGTATGTGTGGGAAAACAACTGCTTCAAGGTAGCAACGTTCGTCAACTTCCCAACAGATCCAACACTTGTTCCTAACGGAACTGTATGGCACAACACAACAGCAAACACATGGTTTGTTCGGAGCGCAGGATCTTGGTTATTGATCTCTCCAATCAAATCTCTAACAAATCCTCTCGTACCTCCAACTGGCACATTCTGGTTTAATTCAACCAACCAAGGATTAAGCCAGTGGAACGGTGTTGCATGGGTGTCGCTGACATATTCATCAACACCACTAACCCCATCAACAGGAAGTCTGTGGTATAACACAACTACCAGCATGTTGATGACGTGGGATGGATATGCGTGGGTACCAGCAACTCCTATCGCTACTGTTGAGCTTGATTGTAATGGCAATTTGCTGTTCACAGACACTCACATTGGAAGCACGTCGTATGTTGGAATTAACTCCGATAGCTCCTTGCTGTTGGCGCTTGCAACTACGTTTACTGTTCACAACTCTAAACCGGGTGTTGATGGGGTATCTGATGAACCGTCGTACACAGAAATTGGTATTGGTACTGATGGAACAGACTCTGTAAGAAACGCAATTGTCAATGACATTCGGTACGAGCTTGGATATCCAGTTGTTGATGTGGAATTGACAAAAGAGCAAATGGATTATGCTGTCAGTCGTGCTTTGAGTGAGCTTCGCCAGCGTTCTGGTCTTGCATACAAGCGCGGATTCTTCTTCATGGGCATCAAGGCAAATGAACAGCGGTACAAT